AACTGAAAAATTGGATTTTTACTAATTTATCAGTGAGTTTTTAGAAAAAAATAAGATAAAAATTTTAATATATAACTTTATCAATCATTAAATTGAAAAAAAAATAATAAATGATATGCCAATAAGTGATAGAAATTTAGGAAAATACAAAGTTCCTGGGATTAAAATTGTAGAGGTTAATGATTCAATCATACAATTACCAATTCAGGAAGTTTTGATTAACTTAGTACCTGGTTTTTCAAAGAAAGGACCTTTCAATAAACCAATACTAGTTAATAACTCTCAAGAATTTGAGGGAATTTTTGGTACTGTAGATAAGTATCTTGAAAATAAGGGTTCTTATTTTCATAGAACAGTTGAAACAATGTTATCTCAGGGACCAGTTTGGGCACTTAACTTGTTAAGTACAAGTCCAACAAGGGATAAATTAAAATGGAAATCAATATCAGTTGCTTCACAATATGATAATGGTCCTTTAATTTCATCTCCATATGAAAGATTCTTTAACAGACAAGATTTCTGGGAAAGAGATGACGAATCATTTAATGATATCGTTGTAGAAAGTACTTATCTTGATAAAGATAGTGGGGCAGAAGATGATGATAGATTATTCCACATAACTAATATGTCTGATAAAACAATTACAGTATTTATGTTAAAATCAAGTGCTACTGGATTTGACGTTACTGCTGAAAGTTGGTATGGTGGAAGAGATAAAGTACCAATGTTTATGAATTCAAAAGATTGGATTTCTGATTATATGGTAAGTGTATTAGTAATTAATGGTGACTGGACAAATTATGATGACCTAAGTGCAGATGCAACATGGGGTTCATTCTTTAATACAAGCGGATTACTTAAAGGAAAACTTGAAGAATTTGCTAATAATAGATTAGTAACTACTTTAGCATTTTATGATGCATCGTTAATTCCTAACTTTAAAGATTTTGATGGTAGAGATATGTACATCAAAAATATAGTTAATAATGATACAGATAAAACAGGTTTATTCTGTACATATAATGAAAGCGAATTACTAAGTTCAGATTATTATAAAGGTAAAATTGATCTATTGGGACAAACTTTAGTTGGATTAGCTCCAGTAAAAACTACAATTGACTTTTTATCTTATAATACAACAATAAATGAAACAGTAACATTCGATGCAAAGGAATTAAATTCTGTAGGTAATGTTTTTGGTAATTATGGAACTGGTATGACTACCGATTGGGTTACAACTAGAAATGCTGATTATACTAATTGGTATACTAATGGAATTAATTATAGTAGTAGTGCTAGTACTTATCAAAGTGTTACATCATCTGATGGTACTTATATTACATTATCAGATTCAACTGATTTATCAGTTGATGATGTGATTTATTTTAATAAAAACTTTAGTATAGTTGATAAAACAACAGCTTATTATATTAAAAGTAATGATGGTTCAACTGATATAACAATATCAACAACAGTTGGTGGTGCATCTGTTACTAATATTGTTTCTGGAACAACAACAGATATTGCAGTTTATAAAATAGCTTATGATTTCGTTACGCCAAGTGCTTATTATAATTTAGGTGGTTATAGATATGATGTAACAGGCACAACTCTTACATCTTACTTAAATCCATTTACTATTAATAATAGTGCATCAACTTATAGTAGATATGATGTTCTTTATTTAACAAGTGATACCACAGTAATAAACACAGTTACAGGAACACAATCAATTGGAACAAGTCCAACATTACCAAATTATATTTTAAATAATGAAAGTACATTAACACTTGGTTGGACATATACAAAATATACAAATGGTGTTTGGACTCAAAGTTATTCAGGTGTAACCGTTGATAGTAATGGATATATGCCTTTAAATTCTACATATATATCTACAAGTGGTGGAACAGACGCTGGTATATCTTATCTTGATATAACATTTGACGGTACAAATGGTTCAAGTAGTGATTGGACAAATTATACCAAATTAAGAAGTTTGAAAATTTATAGTGAATTATCAACTAATTTATCATTAGGTAAAGGTGTTATAATAAAACAAACTGATGGATATAAATTTGCTACTGATGTGATTGAAACCAATGATGCAACTCGTTCATCAGATGCATATATACGTGTATATTTTGATGATACAGAAGATCCTTATAATTATGTTGAGGATGGTTATAAATTTTTATTCTATTATATAGATGATGAATTTGTAGTTGCTGATGGTAATGTAACATCAATAATAACTACAAACGCACCATTGACAACTGAAGGTGTTGTTGCTAAATATTCATCATTATATCTATCTTATCTAAATGGTAATATAAATAATGGAGATTATATATGGACAAATAATGATAGTGGTTCAACACAGGAAATATGGTTGAAAATGTATCTTGATGGAAGTGATAATATGATATTTAGTTTTGAAATGCCAGCTGGAACAGCTTATAAAGAATTTACTGGTTTTGATACAAGTTATAATAGTCAATTTATAATTTATTCAGATAAAGCAAATTGGAAACAAACTGTTGAAATTGATGCAATTAGTGGAACAGATTTAACTAATACAACTGAAGTGTATGTGAATAAAACAAGATATTCAGAAATAACTAAAGGTTCATTTCTTGAAGCTTATTATGATACATCTTATTATGATACACCAGGTGCAGGTTATATAGCAGGTGCAATTCCTAAGAAATTTGTAAGAGTTGTAGGTGTAACAAATGATACAGTAGATACAACGTTGAAAATTTTAACAACTGACGGACCTATTAAAGTATCAGATCAAATAACTGGAACAACATCAACAGAATATTTTACAACATCTTATAGTACAATAGATACTTATGTTACTGAATATAGAGGTGTATCAATCGATCCATTTATAGTTCATGCAGACTCTATTCCTAATGGAACAGAAGCAAGACAATCAAGTATTCTAGATGTTATTGAAGATGGAACAAGATTGTTTAAAGGATTGTCAAATAAAAATAGAATTACATGGAGATACTTAGTAGATCCATTCGGTCTAGGTTTAATTGCAAATTCAAAACAACAATTTGTTGACCTTTGCGGAACTAAACTAAATTCACTAGGTTTTATTAGTATGCCAAGTGCAAGGGAATTCAAAAAATCATCTAATCCAAGTTTTATAAATTCAGATTATTCAGTTAATATGGAATTTGTTAAAGAAGGAGCTGATTCAAGTAAAAATCCAGATTTCTACTATTCATTCGGTGAAGGTGTTGGTCAATCATGTGTATCATACTGGTTCCCATACATCAAAACAGATGAAGAAGGACAAAAATTTATACCACCAGCTGCTGAAATGGCAAAAACTTATATGGGTAAATTTACTACAATTAATGCAAGTTTAAGACCTTGGACCATTCTTGGTGGTGTAGTTAAAGGTAGATTGTCTAATGTTAAAGAAACAGAAATTAGATTTACTAATGATGATCTTAAACCACTTCATGAAATGGGTTCTAATCCAATTGATTATATTCAAAATTATGGTTATATATTGAATAGTGATAATACAGCTCAATCATATCCATACTCATCTCTAAGTTTAATACACTCAAGAGAAGTTCTAATTGAACTTGAAAATAGATTATATGATATGTTACTTAATTATCACTGGAGATTTAATACACCAGAGATAAGAGCAGAAATTAAATTTAGAGCAGACCAAATCTGTAAAGAATTTAAAGAAGCAGATGGATTATACAACTATAGAAATGTTTGTGATAAAACAAATAATACTGATTATATAATTAACTTACAAATGGGTGTCCTTGATACTTATGTAGAAATTATTAAAGGTATGGGTATTATCATTAATCAAATTACTATACTTAATAAAGGTGCTCTTGAATCATCAGGATTTGCAGCACAATAAGAATACCAAAGAATAGAGGGTAAAACCTCTATTCTTTTAAAAATGAAACTTAATAATATTACTATATAATTATAGAACAAAAAAAAATATAATAAGATATGCCACTAGCACACTTTAATAACATAGATTCCAGTAATAAAAACTGGGAACCAGTTCACAAGAATTTATTTGAGATAAATTTTGAACTGCCAATATCAATTATGACACCTGGCATCGATGGACTGTTAATGGAAAATGCTTTAACAGTTGATTTACCAACTTATCCAGAACTAGGAGTAGCTGAACAAAGATTCAAGTATTCAACAAGATTGTATGCTATGATGCCAGATACAACATCTAAAAAGGATATATCAATCACATTTAATTTACTTAAAGATGAACAACATCAAATTTTTGTTTTTAGAAAACTTAAAGATTGGTACGATCTATCATGGAATAATGAAACAGGTGAATTAAACTATAAAAAAGCAACAATAGGTAAAATTACTGTTAATGTACATGATAAAGATGGTATTATTATCAGAAGAGTTATATATCATAACGCAGTATGTATAGGATTTACTGGATTTGAATCTCTTGATTGGTCATCCGTTGGTGAATTGATGAATCCTCTAACTGTAAAATTTATTGCAGATTACTGGGAAGATTTTTATTATTAAAATTGATTAATAATCAATAGATTAACAATAAAATAAGATTACCGAAAGGAAATCAGGGTTTTTTATATATTTATAAAAAACCCTTTGTTATGCTATGTTTTATCGAATGTAATTATTTTTCAAATATGAAAATTTTATATATAGTGATATGAAATTTTTAAGGATATATGAAGATTTTGATTTTGACGAAGAAGATTTTGATTTTGAAGAATTTGATGAAGATAAAAAATCAGATGGAAAAAAAATTAAATTTGGAGATAGTGTTGAATTAATATCTACAAAAATTTTACTGTATTAG